TCCATCATTATCTAAATGAGGTGCAATAATTGCTTGGTCTTGGTCTGCACCTGCTGTTGTTGCTAGAATTCCACCTGTAGTAGCACCAAATGTAACTAACGCTGAAGTCATGTTAGTTCCAAGAACTTCCCAATCGTAGTTTAAAGTTCTTTGAACTTCAACTGTTGACGCTTGGTCAAGGTTTGCATTTATTCCCGGTCGTCTGTTAAACCATTCTTCCAGATACCATCTTCTAGCATCTTTTGGATAGTCCCCTACTGTTCTATCTGATACTATACCAGTAGTAGAGTTTTTACTAATTAATTTCATCCCATTCTCTGAGCGAATAGGGCCGCTAAAACTTGTGTTAGCCATGTTAAATCCTTTGTAGTTAAATTATATCATCTCTTCTACAATCGTCTGCTAGGGCAGTTGATATAATTAATTAATCCTAGAAATAAGATAAGAGGGGGTAAAAACCCCCTCCCATTCGTACTTTATTACGCTCCCGGTGAACCGAATACGGCTCTCCAGTCAGAGAATCCGAAAGAATATCTTTCAGACGCTTTGAAACGCATATTTCCTGTTTCAAAATCTGGTTCCATAGAAGTTTTTAAAGGTCTTCTTTGAAACATTTTAAATCCAGAGTTAGTCATATCTGTTAAGATAAAGAACGCATCTGTATCAGTTAGATAATGGTTAACTGCATATCCACCCGGAAGTAATCCTAGGCTTTTTGTTGCGTTAATATCATTATCAGCAGTTCCAACTCTTAATTCACTTTTCAAAATTCTTTGAGCAGTAAATGCTAAGTCTTTTGGTACAATCATCTTACGAGCTTGTACAGCAACTGGAATATTTCTGTCATCCACAAAACCACCAATTGCAATAATTGCTGTTTCTAGTGAAGTTTCAGAAAGGTCAGCCGCAGTAGCTAATTCGTTAGACAAATCACCTGCCGCTAGTGAAGGGTGGTCAGTAGCACAAAGCTCTTTACCATCTCCTCCAACATTACTTGAACTAAATGCATTGTTAAGAACATTAGCCGCTTTCACTTGTTTAGTGTAAGCCATTGAACGTGCTAATGCCGCAGTGTATCTTTTAGATAATGTATCATAAAGATTATCCTCTACAGCTTCCTCAGTAATTGAGAATGCCAAAGCGATAGTCTCGTGTATATATCTAGCAGTCCACTGTTCTGCGGCAGTATCATATTCTACTGATGCTCCCTCTGATTTAGTTGGGGCCGCACCAAAGCCAGTAAGAAGAGTTTCTTCTTCAAAAGCTCTGTCAGAATTTTCTTCTTGGAAAATTTCTGCGTGTTCACGTTCCCATCTTTTGTACTCCAAACCAAATAAGGCGTGGAGACCGGGTTCCAACTCTTTTGCAAGTTGGGCTCTATTAATAGCCATAATTTATATCTCCTTATACGCCTACATTAGAATCTTCAAAGTCAATGTGTTGGTTAAGTTCATGTTCATGAATTACAACCTCAAGGACTCCGTTGGTTCCGTATGCGTTTTTTGGTTCATTGTATAGTCCAAGAATTCGCAAATTTGCTGTTCCTGTACCAGTCGTTCCACTAATTTCATGCTTAGATTGACCTGTTGTAGTGCTTCCGGCAGTTGCAACAATATCAGCCAATTGACCAATATCTGCAAAATCAGCACTTCCTGCTGATTGTACTGCGAAAACAATGTTAGGGTCGCTGTAAACATAAGCAGTTACATCTGCACTACCTTGTGTAGTTGCACTTGCTGTCCACTGCCTGCTGAAAACTTGTTCGCCGTCTGAATTAACGTAACTGCATCCTGCAAATACGCCTAAAATTCTATCGCCTGCGTCACATTCGTCTATATATCCTGTGCTGAGTAATTTTACACAATCACCAGTAAAAATAGCCGTACTTAAACCACTTGCGATTTTCCATTCATTTGGTCGAATAGCTCCACCAGTAAGATGTCTTACGGGTTTTAAACCGTTTGGGGCATCTACGTTTGCCATATTTTATCTCCTGTTAAAGTTATTAAAAACCCAATCAGAAAACTTTAGTCTGCATCTTTCTTTTTACCAACAGATACAGAACTGCTACGCTTTTGTGTAAGAGGCATTGATGGATGTTGTTCTTTTAATATATCAGCTTCAACGGCATTAGTTTGTTGTTTCGTTTTATTACGAAAATACTCTTCTTTAGCTTCTGCCATCTCTACTGGTATTTTAGCGAGAACTAAATCACCAGAACCAATTACACCTGCATACTTTCCAGTTTCATGCATTGGGACATCGAAATCGGGGTGTTCTTCTTTTTTAACGAATTCATATCCCTCACGCTTACGTTTAGATATGTTTCGAGCGTCATCCTCCCCACCCGCACTCACTCTTAACCATCTGTATTTTACGCTGTCAACATTTGGTTTTGGTGCATCTAAATATGAAGGAGGTGTATAAGTTACTTTTCGTTTCTGATGAGACCTAGATGCAGTCCCTTCAGACGTGGTTTTATTATTTTTACTATTCATTTGTGTTCCTCACAAACTTCGCATATTCACTTGGTGGCACACCCAGTTTGTTCGCCATTGCGATTTGGCTTTTGGTCAAAGAGACCCTCTTTGGTGCGGATTGAGCACGGGTTACACCCGCTACGACTTGCTTTGGTTTAGCTTTTGCTGTTTTTGCAGGAAAAGATTCACCGATACGCCTATCGAGTTCTGAGTAATAATCCTCAGATGAAGGATTGTAGCCCTCCATTTTTAATTGTGCGTCTATAGCATAAGCCGCCCCAGTCATAGCCGCATTTTCTCCAAACCATTTATTTGATTGAGCCCATTGAAGTGCTCTAGGGTCTGGTTGTTGTGCGGGTTGTTGCTGTTGTTGAACTGGTTGAGGTGCTTGAACGCTTGGATAAGCCGGAACCGGTTCTGGTTCTTTGTCAAACAAATGTTTTTGCGACTCAAGTGTTTTAAGTTCAACTTTAGCATCAGCAATTGATTCTGCGGCATCTAACATTCTGTCAGATTCACCAGACTCATAAGCTGATTTATGTTCAAGGCGAGCTTTTTCCAAAAGTTTATTAGCTGATTCTAATTTAGTATCGTAATAAGTCTTTTGAAGTTTATCGTAATCATTATTTAAGGTGTTTTTTTTCTTCAACTCTTCTTCAAGTTGTTGAGCACGCCCATAATATTGATTTCTCTCTTGCTCATAGACACTTGCCTTCTTGACAAGTTCATCTATTCGTCTCTGAAGTCTAGATTTTTTCTTTGGACTTTCTTCCTCTTCTTCATCTGAAGATTTGGCTTCAACTTCCTCTGTTTCTTCTTTTTCTTCTTCAACGTCTTCTTTCGCTTCTTGAGGTTCTTCCTCAACAGCGTCTGTTGCCTCTTCTGGCTCTTGGTTGATATTCTCTAAGTTTTCTAATGCTTCTTCTGCATTAAACTCTTCGAGCTTTTCTTCCTTGCCTTCTTCGACAACTTGCATCGGCTTTTTCTTAGCCGAAGAACCGTGTACTACTTGCATAGGTATCTCCTAAGAATAAAAAAAGCCACCAGTACGGGTGGCCTCTTTTCATAGCTAAAAAGCTACTATTAATGTGAAATAATTAACTTATTTCACTAACATCTGGAACTAATCCCAGAATTTCGTCATCGTTCATTATGCGGAGTTCCGCTTGACCGAATTTAAATCTGTGTCCTGCATACTTACCAAACATAACATACTCTCCCTCTTTACACCAAGGAGCAGACATATCATCTCTGTTGTACGCATCTTTACCTATTTCAATTACCTTACCTATAGAGGCAATTGCTCTGTGGTCTTCCACAGATTTGCTAGGTAAATAAATTCCCATATTTGTTTTATTAGCAACATCTAATACTTTTATAAGTATTCGGTGTCCCGTTGGTTTGGGATAATTATTATTTTTTAATTCTTTTTCTTCTAACTTAAAGGTTGTGTTATTCATCATCTTCCTCAATATGTTTAGAAGACTCTCTTATCAAATCTCTAGCGATTTGCAAACCTCTTAGTTCACCCACAACCTTAGTATAATTTTCTGGTTGTAGTTTACCATTTGCAAAAGCATCCTTGCGGTCAGTAATTTCGTTTTCAATTTTTGTTGAAACGTGTTTAATAAATTTTGTTATTTCCACTTATTTTTTTTTAATTACCTTTTGTAATGTTTTTGCTTGACCTGCGTGTGCTTTAGATGCTTTTTTCAATTTACTAATAACCTTTTTTACTTTTTTCTTTTTAGACTTTGTTAGCACTAAAATACACCTTTAAATTTTGTACCTCTAATTGCCGCTCCTGTACCTCTAGATTTTTTAGATGAAGACTTAGCTCTTTTTTTAACGTGCCCTCCTCTTTTTAACCCAGTAAATTTTTTTACAACAGGGCCAATTATAGGAGACTCACCAGTGATTCCGTATCCTGCCACATCTGCGGCTCCTAAACCTCCTGCTCCAATAATAGCTTTCTTTTTTATTTTTTTTATTGTTTTTGCTGAATCTGTTACTTTTTTATCTATAATTTTATCTTTTGCTTCTTTAGCGGCTTTTTCTGCGGCTATTCTTGCTTCTTTAGGATTAAAAATTTTTAAATATTGTTTATACAATTTTTGAAATAAACTTAATTTCTTTCCTCCTTTAATAGTTGCTTTAGTTGTTTCTTTTACTGTCCCCATTATTTACTCCTATGTTTTAATATATTTCTTTTTTTTATTTTTTTTCATTTTAACAAATGCACTTGTTTTATATGGTTTACGTTTACGTTGTTTTTTAACGTATCCGCCTTTTTTCTTTAGTTCTGGTTCTTCTTTTTCTATTAATTCACTACCTGCATCTATTAAGGCTTGTTCTGCATCAATACCCAAATAATTTTGCAAATTTTGTATCATTTGTTTTCGTTCTTCTTCATCTGCCGCCAAATATTTTGCAGATTTTTTTAAACCTTCTAGCATCATAGCGGCTGTTGATTCTTTTGGGTTTGATACTTCACTTAAACCAAACAATGAAGATAAACTAGTTGTGATAGGTTTTTGTGAAAAACTAGTTTTAAATGCATCAGCGTATGGTTGTATATTAGTTATTCCTCTATTTAATAATTTTTGACCACCTCTAATAACATTTTGACCTGTAGGTGAATTTAAAAATCTTGCTCCTGCACCCAATGCGGCAACTCCTCCATAATATAAAGCGGGTGGAATAAATAAAGGCATTACTCTTTACCTTTTTTCATTTGTTCTTTTGCCATATCACTCATTGTTTTTTCCCTTGCTAGAGATTTATTTGCTCTAGAACGCAATGCATCTCTCTTTTCGTTAGACTCAATTTTTTGTTGGTCTAGTGCTATATCAGACTCTGCCTTTGCTCTATCTAACTCTAGTTTAGCTATTTCTATTTGTGCATCAGCCGCTTGATTTTGTTCTTTCATGGCTAACTCACGACTTCTGTCTTGAGCTCTTTGCTGAGTATCCATTGCTTTTCTTTGAGCTTCTTGCTCTTTAATTTGTAAATCTTTCATTGCAATCTGTACTCTTGGGTCAGCCATTTGTGCTTGTTGTTGTGCCATCTGTGCTTGTTGTTGAGCCGCTTGAGACATTTGCATTCCTGCCTGTGCCTGCATCTGTGCAATTTGATTTTCTGTTTCTATTGGAATTTCTTCATACTCTTCATCTTTGCCCGGATTAGCTCTATCGTACTCTGGAGCCGGTGGTAACTCTGCACCAGTCTGAGCCATAATCATTGCTCTGTATTTATGAGCCATATGCTCTTGAATGTGTGCCGTTATATTACCTGCTAATGCCATTGCAACCTGTTGCGATTGTGGTGTCATTGTTGGGTCTTGCATCATTGATTGGTGTACAGCTATGTGTGCATCGTGGTCTTGCGATGCGAAAGCCTTAACTGGTCTACCATACATCATTGCATAGTTTTCTGTTGCAGGGTCTTTTCGTTTTGCTCCAGACTCTGGTAAAAGCATATCATCAATATTCTTAACATCTAGTGCCTCGTACAATCTCTTGTAGGCTTCCTTCATATCATGAATTTGTGGAGCCGCCGCCGCCGCTTGCAATTGCGTTTGTGCAAGTAAAACTCTTTGTGCTGTAGAGAATATGTTCGGGTCAGACACAGGAACAATATCTATTTTTGCATCAAAATCTTTTTTAAATACATACCGAGTATCATTCTCTACGCTGTAGGGATAATAGTCTGGTAAGTAATCTTTATTTATTCTTGATAGTATTTTAAATTCTTCTCTCTGTGCTTTGTGTAATCTCTTATGAATAGAAGACATAACTTTAATACCCTGCTCTAAGAGAGCTATGGTAGTTCCTACAGGTGCTTGTGAATTCATATCACCCGCCTGCATATCTGTTATTGCCGCTAGTCT